CCAAAAGCAGATCCTTTGTACAGTCCTGGAAGGTGAACTTGGCTATGGAAATGCCCTTCTCATCATAAAGATATTTCCTGAAGCCCGAAAGCGAATCACGATAAGAACGAACTGTTTCCGGGCTGCGTCCCAACTGTCTTGGGAGGTAGTTGTCCAGATACTGTAAAGTCCTGGAGAAAAAGAGCTTTTCGTTGTTTGGTGCCTTGTTTTTATTCTTCATTTTCCTTAACCTCCGGAATTACGATATTTGATGTTTTATCCCTGTCATGGATGATCTTGAACGCTTCCGATACCTGATGGTAGTAATACAGGGACTCATGGATACTGTTATGACCAAGATACTTGCTGAGATACGGCAGCTTCTCCTCTATGTTTTCGCCATTTTCCATCCATGCATTCAGCCTGTCTACCACGAATGTATGACGGAATGACTTTATAGTCGGTGGATTGCTGATCGAGGCATAAGAGGTCATTGCCAGTGTCCTCTGAAAATAAGCTCTCACCGTTACTTCATTGATTGGCTTGCCATCTTTAGTACCAGGAAACACAATGGGTTCACCGGGGCATTCTGACATGATATATTCATGGTATTTCCGGAGCATCTCGGCGATATCAGGCGTTATCCAGACAACCCTGTCCTTGTAGCCTTTGGACTGCAGGATTGTGATTCTCCCAAGGTCATAATCTATATCATCCCATGTAAGCCATATGGGCTCAGATAACCGGAGACCGCAGCAATAATACAGACGGAAAAGAATCCTGCACTCTTCCAAAAGACGCTTGCTGTTCCTTTTGACATCCAGCTTATTGAGGCTTTCAAAAAATTCTTTTCGCTCCTCCGCTGTAAATACATGGGCTATCTTGGTCTCACCGGATTGAAGCATCCGTGGCACGTAGCTTTCTATCCCTATGGAATTAAGATATTTTGCCACTTGCCTGAGATTGCTCACACGTATATTCCGCGAGCTAATCCCTTCCGTCTCACGCTGAACAGCCCATGCATCGGATAAATCCTTTGTAACCGTATCCGAGAGGAATCCGCGTTCTATGCAGAAAGTATCAAGTTCCTTTAGCACGTCAGCATTGGAGTTGTAAACGTAACCGGAAGATCGCTTTTCCTGGATCAAGCCCTCTATGGCAGGGGCGAGGGGACTGCTGAAAACATAATCACGACGCGGCTTCATAATTAATCACCGTCCTTTCCAGAGGCAGACAGCACGATCTTAACGATTCCTCATCCACGGAAAGATACCTGTTGACGGTATCCATTGTTGAATGCCCCAGAGAATCCTTTATTGTATCTGTCTTAGTTCCGGCCGCCAGCAGCCTGGACGCGAAAGTACGCCTCAGGATGTGGAACGAACCTGTAGCATTGTCCAGTGCGTGTTTAACGGCTACGCCACACGCAGAAGCGTCAGCTTTTTTGAACGGAGCTGTTGTTGAAAGAAAAATAAAATCATTCTCATCGCTTTTCTTTGGACGCCCGTTTTTGATATATTTGTAAATGCTGTTGCCTACCGGTGTCGGCATCGGCAGCACAAGCGGTCTGTATGTTTTCTGCTGCGTTATGGAGATTGTTTGCTCTTTCCAGTTTATGTTTGAGAGCCGTAAATTTACGACATCGATTCGTCTCAGTCCCATCAGCAGCCCCAGCATAAGAATTGCGGAATCTCTCAACTGGAGTGGTGTCGCCGCATTGTCCCTGTAGTCATAGATCATCTGTATTTCTTCATCTGACAGGACTTTGACGATTTTTCTCTGCTGGTTTGACTGAGCGGGCAAAGCGCGGGAAAGATCCTGTATTGTATAGCTTTTTTCGAAGCAGTACGTGAGGAACACCCTAAGGTCATATGAGTAATTATTCTTGTGATTGACTGCTTTTTCAGAGACCCAGGTGCAGTATTCCTTTACATTCATAAGCGAGATGCCGGACATGGATGAGATCCCTCTTTCCTGTATATACAGCAGGAAAGATATCGTACCGGATTTATGCACATCCAAAGTAGCTGGTGCAATGTTTTCTTTCCTGCGGCATGATAAGAAATCATCTAACAGTTTCTGATACGATGGTGATAATTCAGCTATTCTCCCCGGATTGCAAAGGACGATCTCCAGGTCATCATCGGTAACAGTGCCTGTTCTGAGGAAAATATCCAGAAGGTAAAAACTGCGCTTTATGGACGGATTCCGGTGTGGATCATCGTCAAAAATGCTCATTCTTTCGGCCCAAAGCCTAACATTGCCTGAGCTGTATGGAAGTGAAAACTCCTTCATGAAGATATAGAACATCTGGTAATACACAAGATAGTTGTTCCGCGTGGCATCTTCATTATGGTGGTATTTCTTGCGAAGGACATCAATGAGAGAATTGGCCATCTTCCAGTACTCATCCGCATCAACTCCGTTTGTCTCAAACGAAGATATTTCATCTGAAAACCGCTTGATCGCATAGCCGGCAGCTTTTGCCTGAAGTGGTGATGTAAGGGCAAGTGGAACGTATCCGGCTATAACACCATGTTCAGCAAGGAACTGCAAAAAGAACCGAACCGAATACAGGCAGATATAGGTATCTCCGATAGTGTCGGCGTAAGCATGGTATTCTGCGATCAATTCGGTTGAGATGTCCTGCGCACGGAGGATCCCATTGTCCTTGAGAAAAGCTGCGAAGCTGACACAATGGAGCAGCTGGTCTCTTGAAGAACGGTATTGCAACCGTGAAAACAGCTCGTCCCGATAAAGGATCAGATGATCCTTTAAATCAGGCGGAAGAGTATCGTAAATGGTAGGTAAGTAGCTGTAATCCTCTCTGATGGTTCCATTCGTTACGGCATCGTTGAGTTCGTATATGATTTTACGATGCCGTTGATACTTCTCATCACCCCAGGCAAGCTGGTTATCTGAGAGCCATTTCAGCGCCAGTTCATGAGAATACGGCTCGGATTTTCCGGATATAAAAACCCCGCGAAAAGCCTTCATGGCGGCTTTTTCATCCTCGGTGATGATGTGACCATGCTCCTTCCAGCATTTCTTCAGGCACCGGATGCCTTCTTCGTATTTTGTGTCCAATGTAAAACCCCCTTTCGTCTGTACGGCGATAAAATAATATTATCCCCAACTTTTTTATTCTCGAAGTGTATATTCGGAGAACATTCGGTGAAAGTTGGGGATAATATTTTCTTGGGGATAATACAAGAAGGAACTGCGGGTGCAGTACAAGGGCATCCGAACGGGACGGCGCAGGACGGTGACTGCCTTCGTCTACATTATGCACGAGGACAGGCCCATCGGCATCCCCAGCGGCTGCTACATGAGAACCTGCCTCGAGGGGTACGACACCTACTTCTTCGACAAGAGAATACTGGCGGCGGCCTATGACAAGTGCGTGGAGGTGTGTAGAAATGAAGAGTGATGTGAGAGAAATCAGGGTGTGCCCGTTGTGCGGCAATACCTACGGCGAACCTCCGGCACTGTCCAGAACGGACAATACGACGCTCATCTGTCCGGAGTGCGGCACGCGGCAGGCGCTGGCGGACATAGGGGTAGACGAGGAGGAACAGGAGAAAATCCTGGCTATCATCTACCGGTCATGCCGCTCGTAATATACACAATTTCCGGCTCGGAGGATTGTCGGATTTATGGCGGGAATCCGGCCAGAATTAACTTGCTATATCTCCGGTTCAGAGCGAATATGTCCATACCGAAAGGGAAAACACACCAAACGGAGGACAAAACCATGACGATCAACGAAGGAATGAAGACCTACAGACTGCCGAACCCCACGACCCCGGAAGACCTCGAATGCCGCTGGAGCAAGCTCCTGACCTTTGGAGACAAGGTGGTCATTGCCGGTTATTACTACCAGCACAAGAAGCCCTGCTACTTCGGGGCAACCTACGAATTCCTGACCGACGACCATACCTGCGAAGGTGCCATCGGGCTTCGGGCGGTCAGCGAGGTCGAGTTCGAGGATGATGGTCATGCAATCGCCTGGGCGATGGCGCACTGAGCCGAGGGAGGTGCCGGGATGAACTACGCAGAGAAGATGGAACGCGAGTCCCGCCTGATGGGCAGGATCGCCGACTGGATGGAGGCGCATGGCAGGGTCCTTTCCGACCGCCAGCGCAGCAACGCTTACACCGGGGTACGCATCCGGGAAATTGAATGGCGGGGTCGGACTTACCGCATCGTGGATGTGGATGGGATGACCTGCCAGATCGAGCGGCTGTAAGGAAAAAGCACAGCAGACCACGGAGCCGGAAGGCTCTATTGGTCGTAGTAAACAATTTTCAGAATGAAAAACAAAAACACCCATCTACTCAAACGGCCGAATGCGGCAGGCAGGGGAGTCAATGCTGAGGTGTGGGAGATGATTCTTGCGTCGATATATAGGTATATAAAAAGCCCACACCAATACCGGATGTGGGCATAATTGATCAGTTTGATGGTTTTGTGTTCGAGGGGAGTGGAAGATAAGTATAGTCTTCAGGCAGCTTGATTGTGCTCCAGTCCAGTTTCTTCGCTGCGTATACGATTTCCGAGTATTTGTCTTCTTTTGGGGTTTTTCGGTAAGTAACAATAATGCGATCAGGAACGTATACAAGGTTGCGGATATCGCCTTTAAGAACTGTGTTTGGAACATACCGGCCAACACCGCCATCGCGCACAAAGCCCATGCACACAGAAACGCTCCCCGCGATGCGTTCCGTGGATAGAACAGGCTGGGATTGGTTATACATTCCAAGCATATTGGCTGACAGGTTCTTTTGGAAGACTCTCGGCATGACTTCCAGCTTCCAGTCTGCCGTGCCGTTTTCTGCGAATTCAAAATCTGATTCCCTTAAGCGGCGGTCAAGACAAAGCTGAAAAAAGTGCGAAGGTGTTATGACTGACGGATCAGTTTCAAGCCCGGTAAGGTGCTGGAAGTTGCTTCTGTCAAATGTCACTTCGACACAATATGTCCGTTTATGCTTGTCCATACAAAGGAAAAGCAGGCTGTGATCTATGAGGTTTTTCTGGTAAGCGTCTGCAGCGGCAAATACGATGGCCAGTGCTTCTTTCTTTGTTTTCGCCATGTGATTATCCTCGTGTAAAAATTTTAAGGGAGACTGTGATGCCGCAGCGTCACTCGTCTCCCTTAATGACTGATTTTATCGATGTCCGCCATCCGTAGGCCCATACGTCCTACATCAATACGGGTTTTATCGTTGCCCGCCAACCGCAGACGCACAAGTTCTGCACCTGTTCGGATTTTAGGTGTCAGCCACACCGAGAGGTTGACGCCTCTCTGCCACTCTCATTATATGAGATTGAAAGCCGGGTGTCAATGGAAAAAGATGGCACAGAAAAAAATGTTTACAATATGTTTACAAAGAAACGCTGTAAACATGGTTACAATCGCATTTTTGAGTAGCGAAACACTCACTCGGGGCTGTCTTGATCAGAGCCAAGAGAAGCTCGCTTTGCAGCAGTCTCATTTAGGGCTGAGAAACACCCGCTGTTACACATCCTTACTATACCCGTCCGGACCGGTTTCCGTCAAGAAATATCGGTTGAGTTTGAAGAAAATTAACATTTGTATATGACAACCATGGTCGCGCCGATTCCGGTAGCGGCTTTTTTCATGCCCAGGGAGGTGAGATACCTTTGAAATTTTTGATAGACAGGAATGAACTGCCATATGACGCTTTCGTACCGGACCCGTCATGGCTGATACCTTATGTGGAAGAAGGTGATGAAACAGATGATGAGAAAGCTGAAGAAGTACAAGCCTACGAAGTTCATGGCGAAGGACAGTCGGTACAATAAGGATGCCGCCGACTTCGCCGTCATGTTTATTGAATCCCTGTGCCACACCAAAGGCACCTGGGCGGGACAGCCTTTTGAACTGATCGACTGGCAGGAGCAGATCATCCGTGACCTGTTCGGCATACTAAAGCCCAACGGCTACCGTCAGTTCAACACGGCATATATTGAGATACCCAAGAAGCAAGGCAAGAGCGAACTTGCGGCCGCCGTGGCGCTGCTGCTCCTGTGCGGCGACGGCGAGGAACGCGCCGAGGTGTACGGCTGTGCCGCCGACCGAAACCAGGCAAAGATCGTCTTTGACGTAGCGGTGGATATGGTGCGGTTCTCCCCGGCGCTCAGTAAGCGGGTGAAGATACTGGAATCGCAGAAGAAGATCACATACCTTCCCACCAACAGTTCTTACCAGGTGCTTTCGGCGGACGTGGCAAACAAGCACGGCTTCAATACCCACGGCGTCATTTTCGATGAGCTGCACACGCAGCCCAACCGGAAGCTGTTCGACGTCATGCTCCAAGGCTCCGGCGACGCGAGGATGCAGCCGCTCTATTTCCTGATCACCACGGCCGGGAACGACACCAACAGCATCTGCTACGAGGTACACCAGAAGGCGCTGGACATTCAGGCGGGCAGGAAGATCGACCCGACCTTCTACTCTGTCATCTACGGTGCGGATGAGGGAGAGGACTGGACGGACCCCAAAGTCTGGAAGAAGGCGAATCCCTCCCTGGGCATCACGGTCGGCATCGACAAGGTGAAGGCCGCCTGCGAGTCCGCCAAGCAGAACCCCGGCGAGGAGAACAGCTTCCGCCAGTTGCGGCTCAACCAGTGGGTGAAGCAATCGGTGCGCTGGATGCCGATGGACAAGTGGGACGCCTGCGCATTTCCTGTGACTCCGGACGATCTGGAGGGGCGCGTCTGTTACGGGGGACTCGACCTGTCGTCCACTACGGATATTACGGCGTTCGTGCTTGTTTTTCCTCCTGAAAATGAGGATGACAAGTATTTTGCCCTGCCATACTTCTGGGTGCCGGAGGACACGCTGGATTTGCGCGTGAAGCGTGACCATGTGCCGTATGACCTCTGGGAGCGGCAGGGCGTCCTGTTTACGACCGAGGGCAACGTCATCCACTACGGCTACATCGAGCAGTTCATCGAACGCCTGGGAGAGAAATACAACATCCGGGAGATTGCCTTTGACCGCTGGGGTGCGGTGCAGATGGTGCAGAACCTTGAGGGTATGGGTTTTACCGTGGTGCCCTTCGGGCAGGGCTTCAAGGACATGTCCCCGCCCACGAAGGAGCTGATGAAGCTGGTGCTGGAGAAGCGCATCGCGCATGGCGGTCATCCCGTCCTGCGGTGGATGATGGACAACATCTTCATCCGCACCGATCCTGCCGGGAACATCAAGGCGGACAAGGAAAAGAGCACGGAGAAGATCGACGGCGCGGTGGCAACCATCATGGCGCTGGACCGTGCGATCCGCTGCGGACTGGACACCGGGGAGAGCGTCTACGATACCCGCGGCCTTTTGTCGTTCTGATGCGTGTCCACTTTCTGATAAGATTCATATTGAGAAATGTAGTATCCTAATATCGTGAAAAACCGCAGGGACTTCCCGGACAACCGGGCGGTCCCGTTTTTTATGGGAGGAAATGACCATGGGACTTAGAGAATGGCTGGGCATCAGCGCAAGGGATGCTCCCAAAGTACAGGACAGCGTCCGTGATTCCGGGCAGACCTTTGTGTTTGGCAAGGCGGAATCCGGCGAGACGGTCAATGAAAAATCCGCCATGCAGATCGCCACGGTGTATGCCTGTGTGCGGCTGCTGGCGGAATCGGTGGCGGGGCTTCCGCTTCATTTGTACAGGTACACCGAGGGCTCTGACCGGGATAAGGAACGGGCGACGGATCATCCGCTGTATAAGCTGCTGTACCGCCAGCCCAACCCGGAGATGACCAGCTTCTCCTTCTTCGAGACGCTGATGACACATCTGCTTTTGTACGGCAACGCCTATGCGCAGATCATCCGGGACGGCAGGAACAGTGTCGTTTCACTGTACCCGCTTCTGCCGGAGAACGTGGAAGTGGACCGGGACGAGAACGGGCGCATCTACTACATCTACCATGCCTACACCGACGAAAAGCCGGGAGAGCGGGATAAGGATATCTTCTTCCGCAGCGACGAGATATTCCATGTCCCAGGTCTTGGATTCAACGGTCTGGTGGGCTTTTCGCCCATCGCCATGATGAAGAACAGCCTCGGCACTACGCTGGCGGTGGAGAAATACGGCAGCGCCTTCTTTAAGAACGGTGCGCAGCCGAGCGGTGTGCTGGAGCATCCGGGCGTGCTGAAGAACCCTGAAAAGCTGCGGGAAAACTGGTCGGAGATTTACGGCGGTCCCGGCAATGCCCACCGTGTGGCGGTGCTGGAGGAGGGCATGGCGTACAAAGCCATCTCCCTGCCGCCGGAGGACAGCCAGTTCCTTTCCACCAGGCAGTTCGGGGTGAACGAGATATGCCGCATCTTCCGGGTACCGCCGCACCTCGTCCAGGACTTGGAACACGCAACCTTCTCGAATATAGAACACCAGTCGATTGACTTCGTGGTTCATACCCTGACGCCCTGGCTGGTGCGCTTTGAGCAGGCTATCGTGAAGGACCTGCTGCTGGAATCGGAGCAGGATGCGTATTTCCCGAAATTCAATGTGGACGGGCTCCTGCGCGGGGATTACCAGAGCCGTATGCGCGGCTACGCTACCGGCATCAGCAACGGTTTTCTGTCTCCCAACGACTGCCGAAGGCTTGAGAACATGAACCTGATCCCCGCCGAAAAGGGCGGCGACGATTACTATCTTAACGGCGGCTACGTCCGGCTTGAGGATGCGGGAAAGGAAACCAAAGATACACCGGAGCCTGAACCGGAGCAGGAAGAGCAGCAGGAACCCGATAAAACCACGAACAGGAGGAAGAGATGAAGAAGTTTTGGAACTGGATTCATGATGACGGCGGCGGCCGCATCCTCCGGCTGGAGGGTCCCATCGACAGCGAGAACTTCTGGGGTGATGAGATCACGCCTCAGATGTTCCGCAAGGACCTTGAAGCCGAGGAGGGCGACGTCACCGTCTGGATCAACTCGCCCGGCGGGAACGTGTTCGCCGCGGCTGAGATTTACACCATGCTGAAGGATTATGCCGGAAAGGTCACTGTGAAGGTCGCGTCCCTTGCCGCCTACGCCGCCAAGAGCGGACTTCGCCGGGGCAGGATTGCCGACCTCATGTCGGAAGAGACCTGGCTCAACGCAAAGAAAGCAGTGGAACTGGGCTTTGCCGATGAAGTTCTCTACGACGGCAGAAAGCCGGAGGAGGACAAGGACCCGGAAAAGGAGGATGCTCTGCCCGCCGAGGCGCAGCTGTTCTCCACCCGCGTGATGGACATGGCGATCCTCGACCGCCTGGGCATCACAAGAGGCACAGAGGAGCCGCCGTCCGCTCCCGTGATCGGCATGGACGGCAAGACCAAGGAAGGGGCTATGCCCTTTGAAATACTCAAAAACCAGCTGGACTTTCTCAGATGAGGAGCCCGGCTATTTTTATGGAAGGAGATAAATCCATGAGTAAGATCATTGAACTTCGCAACAAGCGCAATACCCTGTGGGAGCAGACCAAGGCTTTTCTGGAGCAGCACCGTGACGAGAACGGCCTGGTGGCCGCCGACGCCGTGGAGCAGTACGACAAGATGGCAGCCGATGTGAAGGCCCTGGGCGATGAGATCAAGCGCCTGGAGGACCAAATGGAGATGGATGCCAAGCTTTCCGCTCCGACCTCCGCGCCTGTCCATGCCGACCCGAAAGCGGACAGCCGCAAGGCCAGCCGCCCGACTGCGACTGACGCCTACAACAAGGCGTTCTGGGACATGATGCGCGGCAACAACAGCCTGGAAGTGCGCGATGCGCTTTCCGTGGGCGTGAACGAGAACGGCGGCTTTACCGTCCCGGACGAGTTTGAGCGCCAGCTGATCCAGGGGCTTGAGGAGAACAACATCTTCCGCACCCTGGCGCACACCATCCGTACCAACTCCGGCACCCGTACCATTCCGATTGCCACGGACAGCGGCTCTGCTTCCTGGATCGAGGAAGGCGCGGCCATCCAGGAATCCGATATGAGCTTTGCCCAGGAGACCCTGTCCGCCTACAAGCTGGGCTGCATGATCAAGGTTTCCAACGAGCTGCTGAACGATTCCGCCTTCAACATCGCCGCCCACATCGCGCAGCGTTTCGGCGTGCGTTTCGGTAACGCCGAGGAGGACGCCTTCATCAACGGCACCGGCCCGTCTGCCAATCCGCAGACCACGCCTTCCCAGCCGACCGGCATCCTGACCAGCCTGACGCCGGAAGCAGGCAACATCACGGCAAATGCCCTGACAGTCCACTTCGACAACATCTACAAGCTGTATTACAGCCTGAAGTCTCCGTACCGCAGAAAGGCTTCCTTCCTGTGCAACGAGACACTGCTCCTGCAGCTGATGCTGCTGAAGGACAAGAACGACAACTACATCTGGAAGCCGGGCCTTGAGGTCGGAAAGCCCGATACCATCCTGGGCCGCCCGATCTACACCAGCGGCTACATGCCTGCCATCACCGGCACGGCTGCGCAGGACAAGAACAAGAAGGTGCTTCTGTTCGGCGACTTTTCCTACTACTGGATCGCCGACCGCCAGAGCCGCACCTTGAAGCGCCTGAACGAGCTGTACGCCGTGACCGACCAGGTAGGCTTCATCGGCACCCAGCGCGTGGACGGCAAGCTGATCCTGCCGGAGGCCATGCAGGTTATGGCCCTTGGCAGCGGCACTGCCGGAAACTAAGAGGGAGGTGACCGGTCATGGCACTGATTTCGCTTGCGGAAGCCAAAGGGTACCTCCGGGTGGACACGGCGGATGAGGATGCCATGATCGGCATCCTTTTATCCTCCGCCGGGAGGTTGTGCGCGGATGTGGCAAGGCTCAGTGATGAACAGCGGGCAGCGGTGGATTCCGATGAGGATGATCCCGCGCTTACGACTATCCGGGAGACCATGCGTGTGGCGATTCTTTATGCCCTGGGCTATCTCTTTGAGCACCGGGAGGAAGCCGACCACCACGCCCTGGTGCTGACGCTGCGTTCTATCCTCTTTGCCGTGCGGGAAGGGGTGGTCTGATGAACATTGCGGGACTTAGGGTACGGATCACCATCCAGAAAAACGAGACCGTGGTGGACAAGTACGGAAACCACACCTCCGCCTGGACGGATTACTTTTCCTGCTGGGCCACGGCGGTGACCAGCGGCCTTTCCTCCAAGGAGGAAGAGGCTGCCGGTCATACGGTGGAGGCAGACCGGCTGGATTTCACCGTCCGCTGGTCATCTGAGACTGCTGTTGTCAACTCGAAGCAGTACCGGGTGATGCTGGGCGGCCGGATTTACAACATTCTTTCCATCGACGAGATGGGCTTTAAGCATAACAGCAGGAAGCTTCACGCGCAGCTTTCAGAGAGGTAACGCTATGGGCAGAACAATCCCGGTCGATAAGCTGGCATCGGAGGTCATGGAGGGCCTTGAGGAATATGCGGAGCTTACTGCCGACGTTTTGAAAAAAGAAATACAGGAAGCAGGCAAGCTGGCAAGGAGGCAGATTTCGCAGACGGCACCGCGTAAGACCGGCCGGTATGCAAAGAGCTGGGCGGTCAAGAAGATCAGCGAAACTTCCAATTCCCTGGAGGTCACGGTGCATTCTAAAAACCGCTATATGCTGACGCATCTTCTGGAAAACGGCCATGCCAAACGCGGCGGCGGACGGGTGGCTGCCATTCCTCACATCGCGCCCGCAGAGGAAGCAGCTGTGCAGGCTTTGGAGAGAAACATAGAGCGGGAACTTGGGAGGTTGTGATGGAAAGACTACTTGCAATCATGGAGGAGATCGGGCTGCCCTTTGCCTACCATCACTTCGCTGAAGGGGAATCTCCCGATCCGCCTTTTATCTGCTTTCTGACCTCCGGCAGCGATAACTTCGCCGCGGATGGCCGGGACTATTTCAAGATCGACCAGATCAATATTGAGCTGTACACCGACCGGAAAGCCCCGGAGCTGGAGGACAGTGTGGAAACCGTGCTGGATGGGCACGGCATTTTTTATCAGAAAACGGAGGTCTGGATCGACAGTGAAAAGCTGTACGAGGTCCTCTACCAATTTGAAATGGAGGGTATGAATCATGCCGAAGAAAAAGAATAAGGTCAAATTCAATATCTGTAATGTCCACTACGCGATTCTGACCGTCGCGGATGACGGGACATTCTCCTTCGGAACGCCGGTGCCGATGCCTGGTGCGGTTTCCCTGGCGCTGGATGCCAACGGCGAGCCCACCAACTTCTACGCGGACGGCTACGCCTATTACACCATCGGCAACAACATGGGCTATGAGGGTGACCTGGAACTGGCCATGGTGCCGGAGTCCTTCCGTACCGATGTGCTGGGTGAGAAGCTGGACGCCAACAACGTCCTGATTGAAAACGCCAATACGGAAACGGTAGACTTTGCGCTGCTGTTTGAGTTCGACGGCGACATCCGCAAAATCCGCCACGTCCTGTACAAGTGCGCTGCCAGCCGTCCGAGCGTGGAATCCAAGACCAATGAGGAAGAAGTCGAGGTGCAGACCGAGACCCTGTCCGTCAAGGCAACGCCGATGGCGAACGGCATCGTGAAGGCCAAGACCGGCGACGATACCACGGACAGCGTCTATCAGAACTGGTACCAGGCGGTGTACCTGCCGACCGAGATTCCGGCAGAGGAACAGGCAAACGGCTGATAGGAGGATGAAACCATGAGCATGACAAGGACAATCGAGATCGATGGCAAGCAGGTGCCCTTCAAGGCATCTGCCGCCATCCCAAGAATCTACCGCGTCAGATACGGACGCGACATTTTCAAGGACCTGATGAAGCTGGAGAAGGCGCTCAATGAGAATACGGCAGAGGAAAGCGGGCTCGACCTGTTCTCGCTGGAGACCTTCGAGAACATTGCCTATCTGATGGCAAAGCATGCGGACCCCTCCCTGCCGGATACGGCGGAGGAGTGGCTGGATGAATTCAGCGTCTTTTCCATCTATCAGGTGCTTCCGGAAATCATCGAGCTCTGGGGGCTTAACGTGCAGACGCAGTCTGTCTCTAAAAAAAACGGCCCGCAACCGAGCGGAAATTAACCACTCCGCTTTTCCTGCTCAGATGCGTCCAGCTCGGCATTTCCATTCGGGACCTGGACCTTCTGACGGTGGGGCTTGTGAACGACATGTATATCGAAAGCGACAACGACGATCAAACCTACGCGCAGATCGGAACGCAGGCCGAGATGGATTTATTTTAACGTTAAAATAAATCCATTTATCACAACTAAAAACATATCTCCACCTTTTTGAATTATCCTGTATTTACTGCACATCCAGATAAAAAGGTGGAGATATTGTTTGTGTTTATATGT